AATAAATGCAGCTTAATATTTAAACAAAGAGTGACAACTATCTTGAAAAACACCGTTGGCATGCTGATCATCTCCGGGCCATACGTAGACATTCATTACGTTGCTGCGCTATACGTGACACTTCAGCTGAACTACGGGCAATGTCTAACATGTCGGTATATACCTTTGCCGCGCGCCGCCAGAGTCCCCGTGACTTAAGGTCTTTCGCCATTTTCTCCGCTAATTGCGTTTCAGCCGGATCGCTTTTCTCTTCCATGAAGGGCAGCTTTACGTCAGGTAATTCTGCATCCGGAGAGATGTTATAAACATACTGAGTTCCGTTGTGAGTGCGCAGGACTGTGCCGCTGACAGTCAGCGCGCGCAGAAACTTACCAGCGGTACCGGATGGAATATCCAGCGCTTCACACACATCACGTAATACGCAGTTCGGGGTATGGCGTACCACTATCGCTACCCGATCTTTCTGAGAGATTTCTATGGTCATTGGTCAATACTCGTTTTGGTTACTTCACGACCCGTAAGTGGGTCACATTTTTTCGATAACTTCCCCAGGCGAAATTTACCCAGATACCGTCATCCATGGTTAAGCGGTCCATGACCCGCTCACCCAGAACTTTTGATAATTCGTCATAATTCAGGTTTGTAAGTACCCCCACTGGTTTCATTGACGCCATACGGCGATCGATTATCTGATTAAGTAATACCCACTCATTGCGCGTATCACGTTGAACACCAACCTCATCAAGAACAAGCAAATCAACCTTGCACAAATCATCCAGCAAATCGGACTCAGACTGGCCCTCGTCATAGCACTTGCGGGTGCGAAGCATCAAATCAGGTATTGTCACGACCAGAACGGAATAATCGTGCTGAAGCAGGTAGTTCCCGATTGCCGCGGCAAGATGATTTTTCCCTGTTCCGCAACTGCCGCTGAATATAAAACTGGTAAAGCCATTCCCAAAGTTATGGGCGTAGCTCTTTGCCATCGTCAGCGCGTGTTTCTGCCCGTCGTTGCTCACCTGGTAATTTGCAAATGAGCACCCCCTGTGCAACTCGCAGATCCCTGAGCGCCCAAAAATCCTTTCTGAACGGTTACGCTGATTTTGTTTTTCCAGCTCAGCTGCGCGCTTTCGCCCTTCTTCCTGCTGCCAGGCCATTAACTCCTGACTGCTGGTAAATTTCGGCTGAACACCTGCAGGCATGAGATTACGCAGACGGCCAAGCAAATCATGCGTCGATTTCATCATTACCCCCTGAATCCCGGCGGGATCTGAGTGTCAGGTTGTGAAACGCCAAAGCCAGCCTGTCGACGTGTACCTGCCGATGGTGAGGAAGATTTGGCGCGTGATGTTTTCAGGCTGGAAGCAAAAGTCTGTTCCCACTGGATGTGATGTTTAACTTTCCCTTCGCATTTCCAGTAGTCCCGGAACTGCTGTAATTCGACGGCGGTATACCCTGGTAGATCCCCAAGATTTATTCCCCACTGCGCAGCCTGGCGTACAAAGTCATCACCAGGTGTCCAGTCATCTGTAATCGGAAATTTGCCTATGGGAGGTAAAAAGCCACCTGGCGCGTATAACTCTCTCTCTTGGTTTTCTTTTAGATCTGTATCTGTATCTGGATCTTTATTAGTTGGGTTTCCGTTGGCGTTCTGTTTCAACGGCAGCTCAACACCCGTTGAACACCCGTTGTTATTTTGTTGGTTATTCGCTCCTTTTTTAGCTTTTCTCGCCTGAGCGGATGCTTTTCCAGCTGCTGACTTTTGGCTGATTGAGTTTTTAACCGCCTCCAGATCACGCTCTATACGCTCCTGTACCCATTCGGTACCGTTATCGTTAAAAAACTCTTTCAACGAAGGTTCAACGGCATCCCAACGGTCGTTACTCAGCCGTGCAATTTTCGATAGTCGGTTTTTGGGGATTGGGCGACCTGTTTGCCAATAATTGAACATCAGTAGCAGGTATGCGCCATGCTCTTCTGTAGACAGATGCATGGTGTCCGCCAGGTAATCAGCAATGTAAAGTTGCATGTAAGGCAGAGCTGCCATGGTTACTCCCTTGTCCGGTTTCCCGGCGCGTAATGGTTATTGCTCAAAACTCGATTAAAACAATTGCGGCGCTACGGCGCTTAAACTCGCCAGTAGTGGTCCCGCCGCATCAGCTGGTAACATGTTGAACAAAGCGATTGCTGCTTCACGAATTTCCTTCTCCAGTTTCTGTAACGGAGCGCCGATTAATTTCGCCTGATGTGCCTCACTGCATTCTTTGATAGCGTTGGCCACCAGCTCCGCTTCTGTGCTCGCATTACTTAACCCGTGCTTCCTGGCAATCTGAACTGGCATAGCAGCAATGATTGAACCTGACAGCTGCATAACGTAAGCCGTATACTTTTCTGACCCTCCTTCGTTTTTCAGATATCGGAATAAATTCTGTTTATTAACAGCAATTCCGCGACCATCTGCTTTGGCCCACTCTTCAGCCACCAGCTGAGCGATCCGCTCCTGTGCCTGTCCTGGTAATGTCGATTCCCATTCACGAACAGCTGCCAATATGACGCGGTGCTGAATGCTGTCGCGGCGCTGGGGTTTAAAATGATTTTGCGTTTTCAACGGAACAGCTAAGCGTTGGCTATGATGTTGATATGTTACTGATTGCATGATTAAGCCTCCTTTTGAGGTAAACCATCAGTGGGATTTGGATAAAGGTCCGGTCGCAACTCGTGTGGTGTAATTTGCCAATTGAGAGCTTTGGATACGCGAACAACAAGCTCGCCGGGTACCTTTTTCTTGAACCATCCATTAACTGTTTGAGCTCGCCGATTTAGACGGCGCCCCAGTTCTGCCTGACTGCATATGGCTAACATTTTCTTTTGTGTTGTGAGCTTCATTGATTTATCTCGAGTAGTGAACGTGAAACGAGTAAATCAAATTATTTCGATATCGTCAAATTATATCGATAGATTGAGCTACAGATAAAATCTGTATAATCGGATGTATGTTTTTGAGCGGGCTAGGAATATGAACTTCGGAAAGCGATTACAAAAAGCCATCCATGATCTTGGAATATCTCAATCGGAACTTGCACGCAGACTGGGAGTAAAAGCCCAGTCAGTAAATGGCTGGTGTAACTCTAATATACTTCCAAGAGCTGACATTCTAGATAGGCTACAGTCCGCTACAGGCTATCCACTCTATTGGTTTTTTCTTGAAGAAACTGAAGCTGACACTATTCCTGCCATAACATCAGAAAAAAAACGTCAACCTCAGTCGGCCCAGGAACAAAAGCTATTGGAGCAATTTGAGCTTTTGCCCACTGACGATGAGAGAGAAAAGATAGTTAAGTTGATCGAACTGCGACTGCAAGAGCTTGATGATGTAGCTACTGCTTACCTAAAAAAACGAAAGATAATCCCCAGTAACGAGTAGCCCCTCCACTCCTGTACCCTTCATAAAGCACGCGAAATCAATCCGATAAACTGATCGGTGAGTTGTTCACACGCATTGATATCGATTTAATTTGACATATATCGATTCAATCGATAATACTATTCCCAACACAAAGACAGTCATCGAGGCAGGACGCCCACGAAGTAGCTGCCGGCGGCATACGAATCACCGGATGAGATGACAAGTATTAACACGCAGCAGGTTCAACGTTCCGCCAGCCTGGCGACAAGGGCAACGCAAGAGGATAAATCCATGATCGATTTCGCACGTAAACCAGTGCGGTGTCAGGCCGTACATCTAAATCGCATTGAAGTAATCATTCGACTGATTTGCTACATGCTCGCCCAGAAGGGCGACCCGTCTGCCGACCAACAGACTGCAGTTCGTTCATAACGAGTTTGACCAATGGCTGTTGCCAGCCTCATGCCCGGTGCACAGGGCATTGTGATGGTAATACCACCATCGTAACCAAACAGGAGACGAAGACCTGTTCTGGTTAAATTGGAAAAGTGTTCTTTGCCCGTCCCGTGGCGGGCTTTTTTCCGGAGGTTTTTATGTCAGCTAACGATCTGGCATTGCGCTTCAGCAGCGCACCAGCTGAGGCATTAATCGGCGTTTTGCCTGTTCTGGAAGTTAAAGAAGCATTACGTGAAGAAGTTGAAAGTGATGTGATGGATGAAGTCTGGACAGAGCACAACTTTGAAATAGAAGCGATGGGCGAACAAGTTGATGAAACAGCCAGGCTCGCTCGTAAATTTGAATGTGCGGCTGAAGCTCTTGGAACGGCGATCAAACTTGCTCTGACTCTCCCACACAATGAGGCAATGCAGGTTCTGAGTGATGCCTTGAACGATAACCCTGGATACGGTCGCGAACCGGCAAAGGATGCGTGATGGAGTTTGGAATGAAACGTGTGGTGGCTTCAGTTCAGGCCGTTGCCATCCTCAACAGGATTTACAACGGCAGTCCGGTTTCCATCGCATCAATCAGCAAGGAATCAAAGCTGTCTGTGTCTTACCTCGAGCAGATTTTCTCGAAGCTGCGCAGCAGTGAAATTGTTACCAGTCAGCGTGGCGCCGGTGGCGGGTACCATCTTAGCAAAGCAAACCCCAGTGTGGCTGACGTTGTTCGCGCCGTTACTCACACGCCTGATTCATTTGAACCCGTGCTGAATGCTCTGGAGTGGGTCCCCGTCGCAAAGCTGGCGCAGGGAAAATCCCCTACCCCATAAAGCACAAAACCCGCGCAAGGCGGGTTAAGTACCCGGTCAGCCGACCAAAGCTTTCCGGAACGAGTTTTGACCAATAACCACTACCTTAGGCGGCGATCATCAGCTGCCGGGTATCTTACAATCCTATGGAGCCCGAACGCAATGTTAACGTATGCGTATCTTATTAAAGCCAAAGCGAAAGCAACTGAGGCAAAAAACCTGTTTTGCTGGTTCTCTGCGAAATCAGATTCCCGTGCAGAACGCGAAATCCTCAATATTCTCGAAGATAACGATATTGCCGTCGGTCGTGGCGCCGACTATCAATTACCTGTCCGCACCAACTGGTTTGTTGTTGACGATCTTCCTGAGGAAAGCACACTTGATGACACATGGTGCGATCGTTACGAACTGGCAGAAGACCAGCAAACGTGGCAACTGAAACAGAAGCCGGATAATGAAAATCTGGAGGCTTCCAGCCAGCAAAAACCTGAAACCTCCAGTGCCAATGTACCCACCAGCGATGCGCCAGCATTGCTCCGCCCCATATCTCGCCTGCGCCTGTCTCAGCGGCTGATTGCGCACCTGTTAAATGACGGTGAAGAGAAGGAAATCAGTGAAGCGCGGCACGTCCAGATCGGACAAATGGAACTGGACGAAAATGATCTCTATATACAAAACCTGTTACTGGCCGTTGCAAATGTGCCAGCGGCGAAAGAGCTTTCTGCTCATGTCGAGTGGAACCTGGCAAACGCAATAAAAGAAGTCTTCGACCGTGAGCAGGTCTATACCATTGCTTCATTTGAGGAATTTATTACCGAATGGATTGCGGAACCGAAAGCGCGGACTCAAACCGTGCAGGAGTGGGTTAACGATAAGAAAGCACGAATTGTGGGTGATGAGCCCACCGTTCCACCTGTAACGCCAGAACTCATTACCGTTGCGACTCTCCCGCTACGCCAGCGCCTTTTGGCTCAGTTTATTTCTGATGAATATGCTTACCATATTGATACTGAACAGAAGAAAACCATTCAGGAACTTGAGCTGGATGTGGATAACAGCTACGTGCAAAATCTGCTGCTTGCCGCCGAGAATGTAGAACCATTCAAGAAAGCGCCAGAGATCGATATCTGGAAAATTGTCAGCGCGCTAAAAACTATTTTCCCGGTTGATGGTAAACGAGTGGATCTGTCTACCGTAATTCAGTTCTTTAAGGCCTGGTTCAACACTGAACACATTGACCGTGGGCTGCTGGTTAAAGAGTGGTGTAAAGGCAATCGCGTGTCGCAGATTCAGCGCACTGACTCCGGAACCAACGCTGGCGGCGGCAATGGGACCGATCGCAACCCGGAACTTGTCCACACGCTGGACACTCTGGACATTGATATTGCGCTGGCCACACTTCCAATGGATTTCAACATCTACGATATTTCTGGTGGCGTTTTCCGTCGTGCAAAAGAGAGCATTTCTAAAAACGAAAGCCCGTTCAAAGAGTGGTCCGCCGCCCTGCGCAAACGCGCTGGCATTCTGGATTATTCCCGCGCCGCTATTTTCGCGCTTATTCGTAGTGCAGAAGAAAACACTCACCATTTCCCGGAACTGCTGAGCCGTTACATCAACAAAAACCTGACTGAAACCGACCACCAGCACCCAACTGAAGAAACCCTGGCGGCAGCCGGTCACGTACCAGAAAAAAGCTGGGAAAACGAGATTAAAGAGAAGTCCACAGCTGAACAGAAGGCAATAACCGAGCAACCAGAAATCGCCAACATGGGCAACGGTGTTTTCTCCATTGATGGCCTGATGGGTAACCAGCCGGCGCCAGCGCTTTCTGTCGCAGACCAGGTACGCCAGCGCGCCGTCGAAGAAAAATTACATCAAGCCAATACCGAGGAAACCACCAGCGATGTGCAGATGGAAAAAACTGACAACAGCGAAATCAAAGCTAATCCTGTAGTGTCTCAGAGCGAAACAGCAGTTTTGCCAGTTAAAAGCGCTGATGCAACTGGTGACGCGTCAGCTTCCCTGAATAATGAACCCGTTCACCATATTGATACGGATACCCTGAACGCTTTTTATACTCACCTGATGGTTGATATGGAAACTATGGGCAACAGTCCTGATGCCCCAATAGTCTCTATTGGCGCTGTATTTTTTGATCCTTCAACTGGTAACACTGGTGCCGAGTTTTACCAGGTTGTCAGTCTGGAGTCATCGATGTCGTTTGGCATGAAACCGGATGCCTCTACAATTCAGTGGTGGCTGAAACAATCATCTGAAGCCCGCTCTGCCATTCTTGTTGATGAAGCCATGGGGCTGCTTGAGACTCTCGAACTTCTGGCTGACTTTATTGCTGAAAATGCTGCTAACGGTAGTCACACCATTCAGATGTGGGGTAATGGATGCTCGTTTGATAACGTCATTCTTCGCCGCGCATACGCGTTAACAGATACCCCCTTCGCTGTTCCGTTCTGGAATGACAGGGACGTAAGGACCATGGTCGAGCTGGGTAAATCTGTCGGTATCAATCCACGCTTCGACATCCCGTTTGAAGGCGAAATGCACAATGCGCTTTCTGACGCCCGGCATCAGGTCAAATACGTCTCTGCAATCTGGCAACGCCTGACTGCAAACTGATTTTCTAATTTCACAATTTACGGATCCTGCCTGGTATGTTTCTACAGGCAGGCCATCAGAGAGATGAGCTATGCACGAACTTACACTGTCTCCTCAGGAAATTGCAGAAATTACTGGCTATCAGCGCTACACCCACCAGCAGCGACAGCTGCGGTGTCACGGCATACCGTTCACCACTGATGGGCGGAACCGCCCAATTGTATTGCGCAGAAGTATTGATCCCGGAGTTTCTGAATTACCTAAGGTCGATGAATATGTTGCACTTGAGCCAAATTACGACGCAATCAATGGGCAGACCAAGAAAAGATCCTAAAGACAAGCACCTCCCGCCACGCGTAACTAAAAACCGTTATAGCTATGTGTGGAAGCCAAAAGGAACAAAACAAAGCGTAACTCTTGCACCTATTACCGGGACGAGTATGTCCCGGCTATGGGCGCGTTATGAGGAAGAAAAAGCCAAGCGCTCAGACGTAATGACATTTTCTAAATTATGGAAGTTATTCACCAGCAGCCCAGCTTTTGCTGAACTGGCTCCACGAACGCAGACTGATTACAGGTCGTATGAAAAAAACCTGGTTCTAGTGTTCGGGAATATGCGAGCAGATGACATAAAAATTGAGATGGTCAGGATCTATATGGATAAACGTGGCCAACGCAGTATTAACCAGGCAAACCAAGAACTCGGCGGGATGTCGCGTGTTTTCTCATGGGGATATGAACGAGGGTATGTGAAAGGAAATCCGTGCAAAGGAGTACGCAAGTTCTCTTTAAAAGCCCGTGACGTGTACGTGACAGACGAAGAATATCAGGCAATTTATGAAGAGGCGGCACCAGCTCTCCGGGTTGGCATGGAGATATCTTACTTATGTGCGGCTCGCGTTTCGGATGTTCTTTCTCTCAAATGGTCGCAAGTAAGCGAGGAAGGCATTTTTATCCAGCAGGGAAAGACCGGGACTAAACAAATAAAAGTCTGGACTGAACGGCTTCATAACGCCATCGAACTTGCAAAAACTCTGGGTGGGCGGGAAACGGTTATCTGTAGCAGCAAAAAAACTAAATACTCGAAAAGTGGGTTTAACGATCTGTGGGAAACCGCAAGGGAAGCAGCAGGAAAAAAACTAGATAGAAAACTGCCGTGTACTTTTCATGATCTCAAAGCCAAGGGGATATCTGATTACGAAGGCTCGAGTAAGGACAAACAACTATTCTCAGGTCACAAAACTGAAAGCCAGGTTGTGGTTTATGACAGAAAAGTGAAAATTTCTCCCACATTGGATCTTCCAGTCTTGGGCAAATCAGAAGATGATGATGGCGAGTTTTATACCAAGTGAATATACCAACACTATACCAAGTGTGACATGAGTCGTTGAAAGGAATTGAGCTAAGTGTTTGAATAGTGGCGGAGAGAGGGGGATTTGAACCCCCGGTAGAGTTGCCCCTACTCCGGTTTTCGAGACCGATTTCATTGGTAATATTTTCAATAACTTAACTTTTCTTGCTGGTATATCCACAATATTTCCACTTCATAAAATTCAACTAGTTACGCGTTTATCCATACTTAATATACCAACACTTTCTGAGCTAAAACCTATAGTTCAAAGTACAACCTAGAGGTGAGACTGTGTGGAAGATATTCCCAGTCAATGACGCGTGAAGCCTAACTCGGCCAGCTCTCTGATGAAGCCGAACATGACATTACATACAATTTTGAACCAACTCGCAGATTGAATGCGGCAAGATATCAAAATCCTTCTGCAGTTAAATTTATATAGCTCGCGGTTACACGTGTTATATAGAATGCGAAAACAATGAAAATAAAGTGTTAAATGTTAAGGCAAATTGGCATCCTCGACTAATTTTGTCAATTTATCTATAGATAGTGGCTTTGAGTAATACCACCCTTGGACACCGCACTCAGGGAACATTTCAGTTAAATATTTCACCTGAGTTGATGTTTCTACACCTTCGAAAACGACTTTGTGAGTTATATCTTTAAAAATCTCCACCAACCCTGACAATACATTATTATTTATAGAGCATTCATCGATAGAATCTGTAATTGACTTATCAATTTTAATTTCATCTATTTGTAAATTTGATAGCCAGTTTAAATTTGAATGACCAGTCCCGAAATCATCAATAGCTATTGATATACCTTTATTATTAAATAAAGAAATAACCTTTTGGAGGGAATTTATTTCCGCGCTCTGCCTTTCTGTTAACTCCATCATTATCATACCTGGTTTTATATTTGATTCATCAATCATCTGAAACACTTTTTCTTGAAATGATTCCGACAGAAGGTCTTGAGAACTAACATTAATGCTTATAAAAATATCAAATTCCTCAGAAAGAGACATGGTTTGCTTTACTACCATTCGAAATACAAAATCACTTATTCCCTGGATTAAACCATGCTTCTCTGCAATAGGGATAAAAATATCAGGAGGAATGCTACCAATATCATGATCATCCCATCTAATTAGTGCTTCCACACCAATAATTTTTCCGGTTTTTATTTTATAAATAGGTTGATACACAAGATATAATGATTCGCTTCTTATCGCATTTTTTAATCTTGAAACTAATGATTGCTTACGTGCAACTCTTTGATTATAAAAACCACCCAGAAGAACACCAGTTACAATAGATGTAAAGGAAATCAACAACATCGTTAACCAACTATCGAAACTCATCCACGGAAATTTAACTCCCCCCATGACACAGATATTATTATTTTTATTACAGCTTTGCGTGGTAATAAGTCCTAGTTGGTAGGATTTATCATGCTGAGCCTCTTCAAGAAGATCGACCTGCTCACCAAGTTTGAACAAATGAAGCGAATGATCTCTGTCACCTACAATTGCAGAAAACCCCTTCTCTTCATGGTCTGTAACAAATCTATTAAATGCAAATGGTGAAATCGTTATGGCTAATTTTTGATTGCTTAGCAAATCAGCTTTTACATTATTTTCCAGTAACACACCAAAAAACCAAGTTACATTGTCCTTTTCAACTTTTCTATCATAGATATTGAGAAGCAATGGTGCTGGCAACACTCCCCATAAAGCACTACATATGACTGCACCATTTGAAATAAATGATATATCTTTTATAAGAGCATAGGGCCATAAGGCCACTCTTAGAGCATGAAGTTGTAGTTCACTACAAGGACTATAAGCATTAAATATTTCATAACTATCATTTATTTTATCAATCTGTTGAATGAGACTAACACTTCTATTCAAAACTCGTTCTGTATATGATGCAATCCTCTCCTTGTATATATAATACATTGAAATCTCAGACAATGAGAAAAAAATAAAAAATGAAAACGTGATTGATATCACATAAGGCTTAATTCGTTTTAAATTGTGGTTATTCTTCACACCGACCTCTTTATATGCCTGACCCTATGTAACAACATACATTCTACTATCTGTCGTGAATCAAATACATACAGTTAAAACAGATTATCGGCTAAAACAAATATATCTTTATGTTTTTTATTAGAAAAGAACGTTATAAAATAACGCAAAACCACATCCAAGTTAGATTTGTGTTTGCATTTTAGCCAAATAAGTGGCACTTCATCTTGTATTCATAGGTCTAATGTAAAGGATGTAATTCTAAGGGAAATAAGTGTGAAACCGCGCCTTTTCCCGATACTGGTACTTGGGTAAAACCGATGATGACACTGCCGGCGATCAACACTGACACCAGCAAGCACGAGAAGGAACAGATTAGCCGTACTGTTCAGGAAATGTTTGAAGAAGCTGATATGTGGATGGTTTCAGATTAAACGCCTTGAACCTTGATATTGCTTAAGTACAATCCGCCGTGACTGGCAATCATTCAATACTCGCACTATCGAACGTTCGCCAGTCCGCCGCCGCCCGTTCTTGCATACGACGACGCGGTGGCGTCTTCTCAACACCGCGCAGGAAATTTTTTGTATAGCGTTGACACCCCTACATCATAAATTATAGCCACACGTTTTCGTGACTCTCCAGCAGCAATCAACCTTCCAGCCTGAGCCCACTCTTCAGCAGTTAACTTTGGTCGTCTGCCGCCGATCCGACCATCTTCGCGCGCAGCTGCTAAACCAGCCCGTGTTCGCTCAACAATAAGCTCTCTCTCCATCTCCGCAAGCGCTCCCATGACATGAAAGAAAAAGCGTCCCATCGGTGTGGAGGTATCTATACTGTCGGTCAGGCTACGGAAGTTTATGCCGCGTTCCCTCATTTCTTCGACCAACACGACAAGATGCCGCATACTACGACCGAGACGATCCAGCTTCCAGACCACCAGCGTGTCACCTTCTGATAATGTTCTGAGCACCTTTTTTAAGCCTGGTCGGTCTGACGTTTTTCCACTTATCTTGTCTTCGAATATCAGCTCACATCCTGCACACTCAAGCGCGTTTCTCTGCAATGCTGTGTTCTGGTCATTTGTTGACACCCGTACATAGCCTATCAGCATGATCAATCCCTTCGCTAAAAGCCGGGATCATGCCATTTGCACCTGAAATATTCATTTTCGTAAACGTTGGTTTGGTAGAAACCATAAATCGTGCCGCCGGATCGCTACAAAAAAGCCAAAACCTGAATGACCTCCCAGACAAAGCGCAAGCGCGTACTGCTCTACAACTTGGTACAGCCGCGACGCTCGACGCTACAACATCGAGAAATGATAATACTCTAGGTCGCGTATTAAAGGTTGGCGACCGAAATTTAGGGGTGACTGTAATTCCCGCTTCACACGGATTTAATTTTAATTCGTATGAATTTGCAGCAGGTGAAACCCTGTTCATTGAAGTAAATGCAGCAATCAATTTCCCCGCGGGAATGCCTGAGTTTGCAAATACGTTTGTTTATGTGAATGTTATCGGCATCCGTGATTCTGGTAATGACTGTGCGCTTTTGCTTTCCAGATACGATACAAATATAAGTTATCTGGCGTGGAGAATACACGAAGCAAATACTTCGATAAATTGGCGGGTACTAAAAATCCCGACAGCCGCCGCTGATATTGCTGCCATTCCGAAAGACCCCATTGGAACAATTGGGATTAATGGCAGGATGGCTTCTGCCGACACGCCTGGGTGGTGGTTGGTGAGTGTTGATAACGCAGACACTGTGGCTGATTTTCCTAAATACCCAAATGGTAACAGGCTGTATAGCTATGGTTTTATGTTCGTTGCACGTTCAGGGAATGTATGGCTACAGCAATATTTCAGTCATACCGGGGCGAGCGCCAGTCGCCAGACGTGGAATGGGGACATGTCCGAACGCACACCATGGGTTATCGACTACAACACAGCAAATAAGCCAACAGCTAGTGATGTAGGCGCATTGCCTATTACTGGCGGCGGGTTGAATGGCAATTTGGGTATCGGAACAACTAACGCTCTCGGCGGTAACTCAATTGTTTTGGGCGACAACGACACTGGTTTTAAACAGAACGGTGACGGCATTCTGGATGTTTATGCCAACAGCGCCCATGTTTAATGAGATGGTCACTCCCTCCTTCCCGGTACTATGCTGAGGACAGGCTTTCATTCGGAGAACTATCATGGAAAACATTGCGCTCATTGGTATCGATCTGGGTAAAAACTCTTTCCATATTCATTGCCAGGATCGTCGCGGGAAGGCTGTTTACCGTAAAAAATTTACCCGGCCAAAGTTGATCGAATTTTTGGCGACATGCCCCGCTACAACCATCGCAATGGAAGCCTGTGGCGGTTCTCACTTTATGGCACGCAAGTTGGAAGAGTTGGGGCATTCCCCAAAGCTGATATCACCACAATTTGTCCGCCCGTTCGTTAAAAGCAATAAAAACGACTTTGTCGACGCCGAAGCTATTTGTGAAGCTGCATCGCGTCCGTCTATGCGTTTTGTGCAGCCCAGAACGGAATCTCAGCAGGCAATGCGGGCTCTGCATCGTGTCCGTGAATCCCTGGTTCAGGATAAGGTAAAAACAACCAATCAAATGCATGCTTTTCTGCTGGAATTTGGCATTAGCGTTCCCCGAGGAGCTGCCGTTATTAGCCGACTGAGTACCATTCTTGAGGATAATAGTTTGCCTCTTTACCTCAGCCAGTTATTGCTGAAATTACAACAGCATTATCACTATCTTGTTGAGCAGATTAAAGATTTGGAATCCCAGTTGAAACGAAAGTTGGACGAAGATGAGGTTGGACAGCGCTTGCTGAGTATTC